GTCATCTTCTTCAGTAGAAGCTTGTGTTGATGTTTCAGTAGCTACTTGAGCTTGGATGTTAGATTTAACATTTTCAATACCCATAGTCAACTCAGATTCTAATTTGTTTTTAGCTTCACTTTCGTTGATTAACTCTTTAGCAACAAAACATTTTTCATCTTTGTCCCATACTGGAGTGTAACCTCTTACGATGATAGCTAAATAATCATAAGTTCTAACTGAATAAACATCTTCCCAAGTTCTTTCGTCAGATAACCAATCGCTAGTCTTAGTTTCATCCTCAGATAATACAGAAGGGTCTAACGCTTGGATTCCTGAAACTACAGGAACATTGTTTTGGTTTCTAGAAATAGTAACCACAATGTCTCTACCAGTCTCTGGACTAGTCACGTCTTTTTTCAAGGCACTAATCATAGCAAATAATTTGTCATAAACACCACCTTTAGTGTAGTCGTGATTAAATCTCCAGAATTTAACACCTTCTTCTTCTTTATCTCTATCGATAACTTTTACAACGTACATTAAACGTGCATTGTATTTTTTTGCCAATTCTTTGTCAGAGTCTTTTCCAGTCGCTAACAATTCTTGACGAGCTTCGCAGAAAGGACAAGCCTCACCTTTTTCATGTTTAAGACATGGGAATGTTTTCCATTCTCCGTCAACCATTACTTTGTGACCATACATTTCTACAAAAGGACTACCATTTTTAGTTGGTAAGATTCTGATTGTTTTAGTACCACTTTTAACACCTTCTGGAATGTAAGTGTTGAAGTAATTCTTCAAATCATAGGTTTTCGCTTCTTGTTTTTCGTACTTAGGAGCATTATTCTTCTCGTACTGTGCTAACATAGCGTCTAAAGCATTCATTTGTTCACTCATTTTAAATATATATATAATTTACGTTATTTACTAATATTAAACTTATACAAATATACTAACAAAAATAATAAAAGTCAAGTGTTTACAATTAAAAATTTTATCGTTATTTTATACGTTTTTTTATATTTTTAAATTCTTTTATATACAAATATACTAAAAAAATAACAATATAACAAATTTTTATGATATTTTTTTATAAATAAAAAAACCCCTAATTTCTTAGGGGTTTATATTGTTTTTACATTTCTTCTTCTTCATAACCTTGGTCTTCTAATGGTTTATCGAAAGTGTCTTTTATTTGTGAGTAATTATAATTTGAATCTATATCATCATTGGTTAACACATATTCTTTTTCTTTTTTATCCATAACATCATAAGGACCTTCTTTTTCTGACCAATAATCACTTAATTTAATATTATAAGGATATGAGCTTAATGAACGCATTTCCAATTTTTCAACTGGTGTTGGGTTTCTCTTAACGATTTCTTTTTCCAAATTTTCAATTTTATCCGCTACAGAATCCATTCTAGTTAACCTAGCTTCTAAATCAGATAATTTATCCATTAATTTTTCGCTAGAATTCTTAGATACTTTCATTGCTTTAATAGCAGCTTTTTTGGCATCTTCAGTTCCGTCAACCAAAGAAGTAACGTCAATTTCTATATCATCTTCTTCTGGTGCTGGTTCTTCAAATGGCATCTCTTCTTCTGGAGCTGGCATTTCTTCTTCTGGCGCTGGCATTTCTTCACCACCTTCTGGAGCTGGTGCGCCGAAATCCATATCTGTATCTTCTTCTGGAGCTGGCATTTCTTCACCACCAGTTTCAGCTGGAGTTTGGTCTTCCATACCTGCCGCTTGGTCAAAACCTAATTCTTCTTGTTCTTCACCTGCTTGTGGTTCTTCTTCAGCCTCTTCTAACTCACCACCTAAGATAACAGGTTTTTCTGGTGTAGCTGATGGTGACATAACATTTTCTTCGTGATAAAAAGAATATTCGGTTAAAAGTTTAAAGCGTTTAGCTTCCTCTTTTATTAATTCTGGGTTAAACGTAACTTTCTTTTTCATTAGAATAATAATTGTCTACCGTCTTCTGTTATGATTTTTTTGTTTATTCTTTCAATAAGGCTTTTATCACCTTTAATTACACAAACACCTGAACTACAATCCATGTCTTGGTTTTCAGTGTTTAAATATCCATCTAAAGTTTTATTTAAATCTTCAGCTGTTTTCTTTTCGTTTTTATTGTTTTCCATAATAAAAATAGTTTATAATCTCTTATGTTTACTTATAAATATCATAAACTAATTAAAAAACTCTTTTTATATTAAAAATACAAAGTTTTTCATTATTAATCAATATAAACTTATTTTGATATTCTGACCAATCTATTTTTACGTTTTTGTTATCTATATTACCTATAGACTCTGGATATTTTTCTTCTATTAATTTATTTATCGCATTTATAGTGTATAACGCATCACCTTTTTTATGTATGATAACAGCATTTGGGAATAAATCTTTAAATTTAAGTGGTTTTTCTGTGTTTACAGTTATTCTAAAAGTCATAATAACCTTAGATTCATCATCTAGGTTTTTGTAGCAAAATACTTTATCAATATCAAAACTGGTTTTTAGGTATTCTAAAAACCAATCAACTCTTTCTGGGAAAATAAACGAGGCTAATAATATTTCTTTATTCATTTCTAATAGAATATAAAAACGGTAAAAATCGAACTTGATTATCTAAATCTTCGATTATATTTTTATATTCTATAAATATGTCGGTTTCACCCAAAAACACTGAGCTTAGCTTAAATATTTTGTCTTTTATTTTGTTGATATCTAACCCGATGTATTTTAATAATTTTAAATCAACCCCAAATATAAAATTATCACCATAAATATACAACATGTCTTTATGTTGATAGGTAATTTTATTTGAAGTTAAATATATTTTTTTAAGGATTTTTAAAAAAGATTTTCTCTTGTATTGTATTGGGTCAACAAATATGTAATTTATATCTTTTATTAATTCATTATAAACAAAATATTTAAACCATTCTAATTCAATATTGTGTTTATCTCTATTTTCTGTTCGTTTTGTTGTCCAATAAACATTATCTTCAACCTTTATTTCACCAACATCATAGTTTGGATACAATTTGTCTGTAACGTCAAAACCAATTATCAATGTAGGTAATCCATGGATTATTTCATCCATGGATTGTACCACATTAAAATCTTCTGAAAGATTAATTTGTGTTGTAGAAACTATATTGGCAATTTTCATATTGCAAATATACTAAAAATATTTTTAATTTACGCATTTTTTATATCAACAATTTTTTTAGTTGATTTAACAAACCAATCAGATTTTGAATCATGAGCTTTAGCATCCGTAGACGCCAAAGCACTAGCGTTTGGATATTGATAAGTAAACCCTAAATCAGTAAATATTTTATAATAATTATCTTGATTCTGTTTGGTTTTATCATTTACATTACCCCAACCGTAAGTACCTGGTATTACAACTCTTTTAGCATTTGGGTATATTTTTTTTATCAATTCATTTAATTCACTAATTTTCTTTTTACTACTATCACTTACAACATAACCATCATTTGTACCTATTGACACAAAAACGTATTTAGTATTACCATATTTTTTACCATCTTTACCAAATTCTTTCAATTTACTGATTAACCAATTAACAGTTTCACCAACTTTATTAAAAGAAATGTCTATTTTATTTTTTTGTAAACCATTAGGTACAGAATTAATCACACCCACAGTTGAATCACCCATAATAATAGCTGTTGATTTATCATTCGCTGTTAATTTTATAGAATTATCGTTATCTGTTTGTATTGTTGACGTATTTTTTAATTTTTCTAAAGTAAATTCTGGTGTTTTATTAGGATTATAATTTTTCCAAGTTTCAATTAAAGCTTCAGCAACATCGTATGCACAAAAAACAGCAGACGCCGCATTTCCAGCTGAACCACCGTATAAAGCTGTTTTTGAATTATAACCAATTGGGTTAACTCTAGAGGCCGCTTGTGAAGTAGTTACACCATAATAAGATGGAAAAGATGCAAATTCTAACGCTAAATCAGTTATGGCGTTTTGTAAATCTTTTTCTTTACCCAAACTACCTGTTTTGAAATAGTTTATTAAACCATTTCTATAACCAGCTCCTTTTAATATTAACCATTCACCAGCTTTCTCTTGGTTTTCAGCATTGAAAACTGTACTATCAGAAAACCCTAAAGTTTTTACCATGGTGTCAAAAGTTTTAGGTATTAATTGATATTTACCAACTGCAAATATTCTATCGTTACCTGTTTTTGCTTGTGCTGATTTTATTTGAGAAACGGTCATTTGTGATGGTATATAGTTTCCTGTACCTTTAGAACCAGCAATACCATTATTATAAGCGTTATAATCACCTCTACTTTCAACAATTGCAACTAAATCTCTAATTGGTTTACTTTTATAAAAACCTTCAGCGCCATCTACAATAGGTTTAGTTAATTTAAACTCACCACAATTTTGACCAAATACCATACCTCCAGTTCCTCTAACTGTAGTAGAACCACCCTTAACTTCAGATAAGTTTAAAGTTTCGATTAAACTCATATACGCATCGGCAACATCAAATAATGGTGTTTCAATAGCTCTAATCCTACTACCAGTAAACCATGTTGTCATGTGATTAGGTTTAATATTATGTCTAGTTCTTATAATCATATAAGCACCATGGAACATTGGTATGTTATTTAATTGAAAATACATCATAGGTTGAATCATTGGATTCCCTAACATTTCTATTTCAGCACTATAACTTCTAACACCATATATATTATACATGTTTTGACCAGCATATGTTGGTTTATTTTCAAACCCGTTCATAGATATATCTTGTACAATCTTTAAAGATTCTTCAGTTTCAGAAAATTCGCTTTGGTCCAAAGTTATGTCTTTAAATATATTTTGATTTTGCTGCGAATAATTAACCTCAAAAACAGCAACTGGGTCCTCATATGGTTGTAAGGCGTTTTTAAAATCGTCTGGAATTGTTGTTGAATTACAGCGCATATCAAAACCATCATTTGGGTATCTTCCAGATTTAATATCTAAACTTTTCGAATGTTGTCCTGTATAAACACAAACAAATGTTGGACCGCATGATGTTATTGAATTATTATATTCTTGCGGTGTAAAAACAGATTCTAACATTTTATCATCTCTATAATTGATAAAAGTTGGTAACGAGTGAAACTCAAATTTATTATCATTTAATAAACCACTAATTACACTATAACTAGATGTGTTAGGAAAATCTGATATTTGCTCTTCAACAGGTCTAGGGTCGATAAATAATTCGTCACCAATATCTCTAAAAGACCTAGTTACAAATCTAAAACTATCAATTAATCTAGGTTTGCCTGAACCATATTTATCAGATAAAGCCGTGTCTGTTTGTTTTCTATTACTATCAGTTCTAGAATTATCACCACATTGGAAAATAACGTTGTTAATATCTTGAACACCACCAACCCATTTATCATAAATGTTTTTACAGTGTTTATACAACATTAATTTAATGTCGTTTTTATTACTCATACCGAAAACTTCATTTAGTTGTTTTTCTTCCTCACCTTGTATTGTCGTACCTTCAGTTAAAGCTTTTATTTCTTCTGTAAACGTTTTAAAATATTCACCATAAACATCTTTTTTTATTGTAACACCTTGTCTGTATTGAGCATATTTTTTTGGATTCCAAATTTTATAACCAGTGTTTACAATTATTAATTCTTCTTTAAAAATGTCTTTTAATTTACCTACAATATCTGAATCATCTTTTAATTCCAAATATATTGAACTTAAATACTCTGCACCACCTATATCACTATAAACAGGTAAAATAACATTATAATTATCATAATTTTTAAAATTATCTGTTATGTCACTACCTTTTACGTAATTACTAGAAACATTTGTTTTTTTTATAAAAGTATTTGGTAAATCTGGTTGTGAAAATCTATTAACTAAATTACAAAATCCTAACCCAGTACCATCGTAAATTTCTAATTTAGACGCTATGTTAGTAAATGACGTTTCACCTTCACCATTAATAAATTCAAAAAATACTTCTTTAAATTTATCTTGTACTTGTCTAGGTAAATTAAGTAGTATACTATCACTTTCAATATCTTCAGGGTCTAACATTAACATTTTAGGTAAATATTGATTTTTAGTAGGTTTACACGCCCAATTACCTGAATCATTTCCACAATCTTTTCTCCAAATAATAGGGTCCGTCTTACCTCTACCACCACCAATTATTTTAGTTCCAGAAACTTTTGGGTCTTCTTCAGATAACCACCACAATAAACCACCAACATAGGCTACCCATAATTTAGGTGTATGTATAAAACCAGCGTTTATGTCAAATAAATGTCGTATTTCAGGTACTTGAAAAGGATTGTTTTTATTATTTTTTACTGTACCACTTGGGTTATTGACAACGTTACCAGTTTCATATATTTTAAACGGTAATGTGTTTAAAAACAATAAACCTCTAACATATTTTTCTGCAATCGATGATTGTCTATTATCATAAAAATTAATAACATTATTTTTCTGAAAATAATAAAATTTACTACCAAAAAGAGAAATTGTTTTTCTTCTACCATCGCTAATATCTAAATATTGACTTATAAAAGGATAACTTACATCACTACTATCCATATTTCTAGATAAACTCCAATTAGAACCATAATCTTTATGTAAAGGTTTAGCGTAGCTACCTTTGTATTTACCTGTTTCTAATATACTTTGTATATCTATATTTCTTTCTTCGTATGTATTAGATAAATTTATATTACCCGTTTTATTAAAATCATAATCACTTTTTAAATTTTTAGACGCTTTTCTAGATAACCCTAAACCATTTAGGATACTATTTTGTTCATAAAAAATAAACATTGATTTTGGTTGACTCGTTTTAAACTCTTCACCAAAATTAATATTACTATAATCTGAAATTCCATAATTACCTCCAAAAACATTAAAACCTGCACTAGCAATTGAATCTTCTTTTAAAGCTTTTAAATCTAAAACCATTTCTGTTTTTAAATTTGTATCATATAAGCTTTCAGTTGTAGTTGGGATTATATCTGATGGTTGTTTTATTTCTATATAAATACCACCATCATTAGATTTAGCGTTATCAACAGAATCAGAACCTAAAGCGTTTAAACCACCACCATAGTTTGTTAAAAATATTTTACCAGAACTAGCATATTCTCTTAATTTATCTTGTTCAATATAAGTCCTAGCAAATGGTTCACTTTGATAAGCAGTTTCTAAATCTTCACCTTCAATATCAAAACCAATAGGTAATAATTTAAAATCATTTAATAAACCACCATCTTCTTTGTTGACATAGTTGTAATAATAATCACCTCGCGTTGTCTCACCAATCACATATCTATCACTACCAGAAATCTTACCAATTGTTTTTTTTATGTTATCTTGTTCTATTTTATTAAATAATGATTTTACTGTAGGATTTAATAACGCATCATATAACATTCTAGCTTCTAATTTAGCCATTGTTTGTATTTCACCATCTTCACCAGCAGTTAAATAATCTTGGTCATTGGAATAACCTAAAAATGTCATAGCTCTAACCAAAACAGTTCTTAAAGCTTGTTGTGTGTTTATTATATCTTTTTTAGCATAAGGATTACCGCTAACACCAAAAACCTTAGTATCTAAAGGATTTGTTGGTATAAATAATGTTTCATCACCAGCATTTAATAAATCTGATTCTTTTTGTTGTTTGTTAGCTGTTAGGAACGCTTTTAATAAATCGTCAATAAAAACTAATTCGTCTATGTCTGATATATTATTTTTTAATTCAGGACATGAACCTAAATACGTATCAACATAAGCGTTTGTTTTACTATCTTTTTCTCTATAATCTGGCCAAGGCCAATAATTAATTTTTTCGGTATAATCACTTTTGTTTAAATCTTGACCAAAAGCTGTTTGTAATAATTCTTTTCTTTTGACATTGTTTTCAGCTTTATTTGAAACTGTCCATATAGTTTCCATGAAAACTTCAATTAAATTAGTGAATATTTCAACCATATTTCTAACAGTTGGTTCAAAACCTAAAGTAACAGCAACCTTGTCTTTTATCTGAATAGCTAACGCTCTATTAGCGTCTTTTAAACTAGTTTCAGATAAAGATTTTTGAATTTCAAGTATTTTATATCTAGACCTTAAATCAAACGCTCTAAATGTTACGTTTGATGCTAAATTAAAATTGTTTTTTATATAATTTTTTAAATCCTTTTTAAAAGATTCTATTTCCGAGGCGTCTTTATAAATACCAATTTGTAAATCATAGTCTGGTTCTAATTTATCTAAAGTTAATTCAGTTATAATTGTTGGTGACGCAAATTCATTTTCATTTATTGATAAGCCATTAATTTTTAAATCGTTATATTTTTTTATTGTTTCTTTTATCTCGGCATTTATCGCATTATAATTTGCATTTTTTTCATTAGAAAAAGGTGTATTATCCATAACAACAAAACTATATTCAGTCGTTTCTGTTGTATTATCTTTTTTTGTTATAGAAAATTGGTCGTTTAAATTAGCTAAATTTAAATTTAAACTAGATAATAAATTGTTAGATTCTTGAAACGAAACTATATCTTTTGATTCAGATGAAGTTGCAGCAGCTTTTTGTATTTCCTCACTTATATCAGCTATTTTTTTTCTTAATTCAACTAAATTTAAAATAGGTTGTTTACCTTTGTCTGTTCTTTCTGTGTTGTAATTATTAAATATAGTCTCACCAATATTTGTTAAATGAATAACTTTTAAAACACCAACAAGCATGTCTGATAATAAGGCATATGTATACCCAATAAACTCACAACTAATTTCAAAATTACCAGTTTGTGAATTAAATTTAGAGTTAAACTTAGTCATATGTAAACAATACGTTACTGGTTGACCATAATAACCTTTTACTTCCAACTCAAACATTGGATAAGGAAATTCAAAAAATGTTGTATATTTATTTTGTGAATTATCTTGTGTTAACGATTCTTCGTTTTGAAAAATAGAAGACCCTTTAACATCAACAAAATCAATTTTAATTACTGGTGTGTATGAAGTATTATAATCTATATCAATATTAGTAATACCAAATGTTTCTGGGTTAAACTCATCTTTGTCAAATACTGTTGTTAATTGAGTGTACTTTGTTGTTAACACTTTTTTACCATTAATATCAGAACCTTCAATAAAATTTATAGTAGCACCTTTTTGTTCTTTAACAACGGTGTTTTCATCTTCACTAGTAGCAATAGTTGTTCTAGATTTTTTTGTTGTTGTTAATTTAACTGAAATTGTTAAATCTTCAGTCCTAACTGGTATGTTTCTAGATGAGTTTGTTTCACCATAAAACGCGTTAGGGTCTATAATTTTTGTTCTATCTCCAGTGCCAGTACCAAAACGGCACCCTATTTTAGGTTGATTATCCATATAATTGTTTATAATTTAAAACTTGGGTTGAGTAACGACTTATCGCTTCGTTAAAAGGAAATGGTACTCTAATAACAGCACCATCTGGTATGTTAAATTCTAAACCACCAAATTCTGGGTTAGCTTGCATTATTAACCAACCACTGTACGGGTTATTATAATAAACATTACTTATTTTGTCAAGTCTACTTTCCCCTTTTTTATAAACAACCGATTTATCTGAACTTGAAAAAGGTATTGTAATACCTGGGATTGGTTCAACCCCAGAGTTATTTCTAAATGATTTATATCTATCGTAGTATTCTGCCATAATTTATTTTTTATATTCCATTGTTGTTATTAAAGTTACATTGTGATGACCCACCAGTTTCCCATTCAAGTTTTAACATGATTCCAGATTTAGTAAACAAATCTTTTACGTTGTTTGAAATTGTTTCATCATCAAAAACTAAAATAACGTTAAACGTTTGGTCATTTTTTATATTTGGTGATATTGATATTTCAGCACCACTATTAGTACTTACTAAAACACCATTATTTAAACCATTAGAAACAACTGAAACAAAACCAATATTAATTTTAGACATACCATTTATTAAATAAACTTGTCCTTTATACGTTTTAGGGTTTTCATCTTTAAGGTTAAAAGGTATATCAAATTCTTTATTATACGTTAACAATAACGTTAAAATATCGTCTGTTGTAGTATATTTTAAATAATTTACAAGTTTTATACTATTCACAATTTGATTATCATCAACATTTGAAGTTGTAGGTGTTTCAGTTTCATTATTTATTGTACCAGAATTAACAAAAGCTTCATCTTTTATTTGGTCTAATGGTTGGTCTGTAACTCCTAAATCAGTTTCCGTTAGTTTATTAGTTATATCAGTATATTCTTTATATGACACACCATCTATTATATTATATGAAGGTATTTTTTTTGCAACTAAAACTGGGTTACCTTCTTCGTCATCTACAAATTCTTGTTTAAATACATCTTTACCTCTAGAAATATAATCAGCTCTTGGGTCATATACATGTGTATTAGCAAAATAGTTAAACGATAACGCATTTTGTAATTTATTTAATGGACCCATAAGAGTTGAACCTCCTAAAAAGTTAAACGTTATATCAACATTAGCAATCATAGGTTGAACACCAACACCTTCTGGGTTAAGGTCCCATACCAATGGTTCATAACTAATATTAACATTATCAATAACAATTTTTGTGTTATAAAAATCACCAATTCTAAGAATACAAACTGGTGGTCTACCAAACGCTAAATTATTTGCACCTTGTTTTTCTAATGTCGGTCCTTGTCTAGTACATTGTAATAAAAATGTAAGTCTAGAATTAAGACCTTCTGGTGTGGTTGAATGGAACGCTGGGTGAAAGTATCTAATTTTTTCTCTAATACTATCAAAAACAAAAGGGTCGTTTTCAGTTAAACGTTCAAAATAATCACACTCAGTGTAAAATTTATTTTTTAACTCACCTGTTAGTCTAGTGTTACTATAAGTTATTTTAGGTGGTAAAGGCGCTAACGATTTTTCAATTTCAGCTTTTAAATTCTCATCAAAAACAATTGAAATTTCAACTTTTCTACCTAATTTACATCCTTCAGTATCTGTTGGTGGATTTGGGTTTGATTTTGTTTGGACAACACATTTTTTATCACCAAAAGAGTTTTCTTTAAGTATTTTTGCACCTATTTTTTTAAATCTCTGTTCTATTTGGGTACTGTTAAGACCTAATTGAGAACCCCATGTACTTTTAAGCGTTTCTATTATACCATCCGCTCTAAGGTCAGCTAATCTCTTATTAGATTCTTCAAAACCTTGTGGGCTAGCATATCCAGTAACATTAACAACAGCCCATGGACAAGATTTTAAAAACTCAACCATAGCTGTGTGCCAATTAGGGTCGTTATAACCATTGTATTTAAAGTCATTAACAACTGATGTTTCACATTCGCTGTCTCTACCAGCGTTTAACCCAAAGTTTTTATTATCTAACCACGACCTAGTTATACCATTATATAATTTTTGTGTAATATCAGCTTTATAATAACCTACACCTTGTCCTTCACCTTGTGGGTTTGTAACATAATTAATAGGTGTTGTAGTTCCAGATAAATAACCATCTTCATAATCTGAATTATATTTCCTAACGTCATTAAGAAAATAAACATTACATGGTTTAGGAGCATCTGGATTTTTAGGGCTTTCTCTTTTTTGAGGGGTTTCTATTTTATTAGATATTATTTCATTAACGGTTTGTGTTGACATTAATTTATCTGCCCATCTTCTATCAACATCAACACAACCAGCAAAAAATGATGCTATATAATTATCATCAGGTGAACCTGTTTGGTTTTTTCTAGCATTAAAAGCATTATAATAACTTGGGTGGTCAACAACTATTTTAAAAGATAAATTTCCACTTCTTTTTGTATTATTATATGTATATATAGGTTCACCTCTACCAATGAAATTAGTTTCTTCCCAATTGACTGTGTTATTTTCACTAAATTGGATATCATATGGTGGGAACCACATAATTCTACCTCTTTCACCTGATATTAAATCACCTGGACCTTGTTCACATTCTGGTAAATTTTGAACTTCATCTTTCCAAGCAAGATTTTCAATTGATAACATGAATTTTTTAGGGTCTTCAATTTCATTTGCGTATGGTGCTATTTTAACAAAAGGACCATCTAACACACTGTTTTGTGTTTGAAATCTATACGCAACATTTGGGTCTGTATATAACGCCTTGTTTCTAATCAATTTACTTACACTATCATATCTGTCTAA